TTGTGACCGGGTTGTGTTATATTTGTGTTTGCGTTCGATTGCCGATTGAATGTCGATTTTAAGTTTGCGACAGTTGTCGAGAACTCGAATAACGATATCGGCTAACTCCTCCTCTATGCAGGATAGTGGTTCTATTCCGCACTTTATCATATTTTCTGATTTATCACACGGAGAGCGTAACATATTGTTTCTCCAAGCTTCGTGAAGCTCGCTGATTTCGTCATGTAGATTATTGCACGCACGTTCTATGAATGTGTCCTCATTTTCCTTTTCGGAATGCCAACCCTTTTCCCAAGCCAGTTGGTGCACGGCATCTGCTATTTCATTTAATGTTTTCATTATCTTTTCCTTTTTAACAGATTCTTTTTGAATGGGGTTAAAATTGCAACCTTCTTCACATGAGTGACAAGGCTCTGCAGTAAGCAGTATATCCATGCTGATGCAATCTTTACAACATCTATCTGTCATTTTATTCTCCTTTTTAAAAATTTTATTCTACTTGCAATTATTTCTTTCCTATACATGTCACTTCTTTCAATGTAAAAGCCACCGGACACTCTCTGGATGGTGAAGGTTGCATGCTTATATATCACTATTGGTGGCATGTTTTCAAGTTGCTGGTACACATCAGAGAATATGTTTCTGTATGATTTCATAACTATAGCCTGACATATCAAATTATCGAAATAATACTTAATAATGTCAGGTGTTTTGATTGTTGAAAGTGTCATTTTTTCTTTCCAAACATTCTGAACCATGCGATCTTAGGGTACATCATCAGAAGTTTCCTACACACATGGATGTAGAATCTCCATTTGATGATTTTGAACTCCTGAACATACCGTTCATGTCCACGAATATCTTTAATCCATTGACCTGAAGTAGGTCTCATATACCAAGGTGCTTTAGCCACGTTTCAACTCCTTTCTCATTGTTTTGAGTGCAGTGTTTCTAGCCTTCTCAGCTTTTATTGTATCAGGATGCTTTTTGATAGCTTTTTCAAGAATTGCAATCTTTGCAGCATACTCTGTCTTAACATCTTTCAGACGGAAATACATATCACTGTTGACATTTCGTATTTCTTCATTCAACTCTTTAAGAGACATTTGCTGTTGTGAGATCACGTGTTTCCTTTCGTAAAGTTTTAGAATACTTTGTTGATAAGACATTGATATTCCATCCTTCAGGAGGTCTACCAAAAAAGCATTTGTTACCTGGTTGAACAAATTCACAGTCGTCACATCCTAATCCACTTGCACACATATTTTTTATCTCTCTTAGTGTAAGAGCTTTTCTGAATCCTGTTGTTTTAGGTGTCATGGTTCCCTCACGCATATGCCATTGAGTATCACTGTATGAGGTTGAATATCTTTTCTATCAAGTGAGTCAATTGTTTCTTGAGGTGTGTCTGGTGTAACAGTAATTTTGCCTATGCAATGCGCAAGGTCAAATCTTGCTGTGTTCATGAATTGCACAGCATTAGTGCAGTTATCCATAAGTTTAATGTCTTGCATTCATTCTCCTTTGTTTCTTTTTTAATGCTCTAAGTTCTTCTTGAGTGTCAAGAAGTACATCTTTAATTCCAGAAGCTGTGTAATAATGTTCCTCATGCTGTCTCATGATTTTAGTCTGATCATCAATCAATTTCATGACTTCTTTTATCTTAGACTCATGAAAGACTATGGCTTTCTTAATTCTTTCAAGAACTTTTCTATCATCTTCGATATCAAAGTTATGTTCTTTTAAGGTGACCATGAGAGATGACCTTTCCTTTCGGGCATCCTCATAGACCTTAATGAGCTGAGCTCCTGTGAGATTCATTACTTAGAACCTGCAGCTTTAAGTTTTAGTTTGAGTTCCTGAATTTTCTTCTCACTGTTAGCAATTTGTTCCTGAAGTTTCTCTGCTTCAGACTTAACCTTCAGAGCATCTTCAGCTTTCTTCAAGTACATATCAATCTCAGCTTTCAGTTTTTCCATGCGAAGCCTTGAGATTGATGCCTTGTACCGATAGAAATTTTGCATTGCAAGTTTGTTCTGTTCTGAGTTTGTTGATTTACGTGTAAAATCGGCTTTAGAAAGACCCTGAATTATTATGCCTTCTTTAGTGGCACATATCAATTCACCATTTTTCCCGTAAATCAATTCTGTTTTTGTTTTTTCGTTTTTCATTTTTTTCTCCTGTTGTTTGTGGGATTATTCCCGGTTAATTAAATTACTTTATGAATATGGATCTAACATGAGCTCCTGTGAAATAGAAGAATCTCTCTATATCAGCGAAATGCTCGAATATACACTTAGTCTTACCGAAGGTAGGCCATACCTCAGGTTCCATCTCGGGATATGTTGTTATTGTGTAGTAAACCTTCTTTGTCTTTGTCTTTGTCATGTTAGATATCCTTTATTGATGTTTCCTTATATATAATATATCTAATTTTTATACGTTCGTAAAGGCTTTTTTTCATTTATTTTCATTTTTTTTTTAGTTAGAAAGTAAGTTTGCAAGAGTCATTAATGCCCATGAAGTATGTTCTACAATTTCAAGTTTACCAAGAGATGCATTCATTTGTATCTGAGAAGAAAGAGTAAGGATAACATCTCTTGGTTGATGTTTTTCAAGTTCTCTAATTACAAAGAATAAGGATTTGAATTTCATCTCAAAATCTTTGTGACCAAACTTTCTCCAGTTAATATAAGCTGATGCTGATATTTCTTTTAATTCATCTATAACTTCTTGTTTTGTCATAATTTTTCCTTTATTAAATTTCATACAACTTTTAGCAAATGAACGAAACTCCTTTTCTGCAATTTCTTGCAGCCTGACTTTATCCTCAGAACCGAGGCGGATTTTCACCACCTCGGTTTGTTCGGCTTTATTAACCATTAATAACCTCCAGAACTTCTTGTTCGGTTGTTTTCGGATTCCAATTCAAAATTCTGCCATCTGCATGAGAATAAACAGAACCAGACGTTGATCCGGCAATGGCTGAATACTCTTGCTCAAAACCAGCGACCTTTAACATTTTGCGTAGCTCTGTGTACCTTGTTCTGTTAATCATTTTCTACTCCTCGGTTTGTGGTTAGCGTTTCTGTCTATATTAATGTTCCTGTATCTAATATATACAAAAAATATACGTTTGTAAAGGTTTTTTTACATTTATTTTAAAGTATTTTTCCATGCTGTTTTGTCAATAATTGTCAAAACGTATACAAAACGTATTTCCATATAGGGATAGCATATATTAATATTTTTAATTCAATATTTATTAATATTATTATATTATTATGTTTACGATAGAGAATAGGTTTACGAAAGAATCAAGTTCTTGATTACATTAATAGTTCAAGATAATGATGAGAATATGCTATACCATTAAGCGGATACGTTTTTAATAAGAAAGTTTTCATTCTACTGGATTGTAGAAAATGTTCATAAGTTCCAATAGAAATTTTGCCCATGATAATGTCAGTTCTTTCTTAGCATGAAACAATGATCCTTCAGGGACTTTTCCATAATGCATTTCATGCTGAACATACCACGCATAATTCTCAATTGTCTTCTTGTAGCACTGGAAAAGGTAGAGATAAATTACATTAGAAATCCATCGCCAGTACTTTTTTAATTTACTCATATTCTTTAATCCATTCTTTCAATGAAATAACTTTAACTTTGTATTTTTCAAGTAAGTTTCTGCCACTGCCATACGAACTCTTACTTACATAATCATGTTCATATATCACCAATCGTATGTTCAAATGAATAAGTGTCTTTGAGCAATAGTAGCATGGCATATGTGTGGTGTATAAATTTGAGCTATAACAATATCTATGATTACGAATTGCATCAACAAGAGCATCCATTTCTGCATGTATAGTTCGTATGCATCCACCACTGTCATTTACCAAATGACCATGGGTGTCACATTGTACATCAGCAGAAACATCATTCTCAGGAGATTTATTGCATCCCTTGCCAAGCACACATCCAAGATCATCAAATAGCACAGCACCAACATGCAATCTATCACATGTAGCATACATAGACATTTGTGTAGCCAGTGCATGTATGTCATTTATTGTTGAAATTGCCATATTTTTCCTGTCATGTAATTGTTTCATCACAGTTAATAGTCATGTTTGATCCAGACATCAGCCAGATCACTTCTGGTTCATTTCTAGATGGGGGTTATATAACCTATACACAATCTAGATACATCCAGAAGTGATCTAGCCTATCTCTAGAGTGGTTCTGTAGATATGTCCTGTGGGTTAAATGCAACACCCATTTCAGATCTTTTTTTGTTATGTAGATAATACTCAGGTTCTAAACGTACTGAGTCATCACCGTATCTGGTTCTTATTAACTCCTCATGCACTTTGTCAGGCATGTACACACGTGAAGAATCTTCACTTTCTGATTTTACATAAAAGCACCTTGAATCACAATTCAATGATACAACATCTCTTATCTCAGGAATGATTGTAGCAATAGAATTGTGCATTAAATGTGCCAATACATTATCCATTTCAGGTTGTACCTGTGTGCACTTTCTCTGGTGGATAAAACCAATTGCAGTTTTTAAATCACATCCAAAATAATAGAAGTATCTGTGATTCCTTGTGAGTATATACCTTGAATCAAGCAATGATACTTTACCAGATTTTATCATCTTCCAGTACAAGTCTTTTGCCTCTTCAGTTACTTTTTTGTATTCATCTGCAAAAGCAGAATTTTTGATTGAAGATGGTATAAAGACTGAGTCATCTTGTAAGAATCTATCAGCAGAACATTGTGCATGTATCGATTGAAGAGACCTATGCCTAAGTAGGTGAGTAACCTCAATTAATGTCAATCCTTCAATCTTAAATTGGAATCGTAAATGTTCTAATGAGTTAGGCAAAACTTTCATTTCGAGTATCTCTCTGAACTTCCTGTACACAAATTCTGTCTTCAATAAAAGAGTCTGAACTGGAATATCAGCCCAGGTAGACAGCATCATTTCAACACATCTCCCTCTAAAGTCACCTCTAGGATAGTCAAGTGTGTGCAGTTTTAGGTTATTATGGGAATCATAATACACCGTTTCACCTGGTTTTTCGTAATTCACGTCCATCGGAAACTGTATGTGTTCAGGTTTCCTTTTAAATGGGAAAGGCATGTGATTATCTTTTGTCATTAGAATCCTCCTCTTGTTAGTTTGTTATGACAACTCGGACATTGTTTTATTAGTAACATACTCAATAATTTACCCTGGACCAATGTCCCACAGTTTTGACAATGGAATCCAAGAACAAAAAGTTCAGTGCTTATGCCAAAATGCTCAAAGGCATCAGATATCATCATTGCATATTTCTTATCGCCACAATGAATGCATTCTGTAGATACACAATCAGGATGGTGGTAGTTGCTTGTGCAAATGCATTTTTGATTAAGTGGCATATGAAGGTACTTTCTTGGGATCAACAAATATCTCAAATCTGTCTCTGTCAAGATTTTTTTGCTTGAACAATATAGTCCCTTTAGAACTTACAGATATCAGTCCAGTGGATTCCCATTTCTCTTTAAGTTTTTGTATGCATTCTTGTTTCTTTGCCTTGTAGGTTCTTTTAGGTATCCCACCATCACCTGTGCCCATCTTTGTTCTTGATGAGTATTTGCATAATGTTGTTTCACATACTTCAAAAGGAGATTTTGTTAGAATCTGAAGATTGAAATCGAAATCTTCATGTATGTCTAACGAATCATCCCATATGCATTTATGCTTAGTGTAAAGATCTGTTCTTACAGCAATCATATTTGCAGCTCTTATACTCCTTGAAACATTCACACCATTCTTTTCAGCAGAATCTCGTATGAATCTGAAAAATGCAGATTGATATGGAGCCAAAGCACCAATTCTAGGATTTGTGTGTAGAATATGAATAAGCCTTTTCATATTGTTTATCATGATATTGGAATCTTTGTTTCCGAATTCTGTTTCCCATTTACATAAGCTACAATGTGAATCATCGTCAATGAATATAATGTATTTATACTGACATCCATACTCTTGCATTAATCTCATCTTGGCATGTGCTGTGTTGATTGCAGGAGATTCAATGTACTGTAAGCAATGTACTTCATCAAAACGTTTTATTGTTGAAGTTGTGTAACCTTGAAAATTAACAGCAATGTCATCATTCCATGTTTCACGGAAATCTTCAAGTGTTTTTGACAGAAGCTCTACTCTGTTTCTTGATGGTATCGCTACAAGTGTGTCATTAAATTTCATACTTTCCCCTATAAAAAATTACATAATATTAAATCAATTAATGTGCCATCAGATGTATTTACCTTACGTAAAGAATCAGGTTCATAATACTCACATACCTTAGTTTTCTTCAAAGTTTTATTGTTTGTTCCAGGGACAGGAACTTTATTCAATTCCATGCATGCTGTTTTCTTAACTCCACCAAGTTTGTTAGGTGAAATCGGGCACTCTGGACAGGTAATTATGATTTGTAACTTTTTGGACATTAGCATCCGCACTGCTTTTGGTTCTTTCATTTCAGTTTCTCCAATTCAAGAATTAGCAAGTTGCACACACCCTCGATTGTAAGATTCTCCACATCCAACTCAATCACAACATGACCAGAATCTTTGAGATTAAGTACGCATTCTTCAAAACAATTCATGTGCTCCAGTATGTTAAAATCTGTATGACATGTTTTGCAACATCTTTTCTCAATTGCTTCAACATCACTATTAAACAGGTACACAGAAATTGAATTTTTCATAATCTTGTCAATGTTCTTGAAAGATGTCAATGGTGTTCTGTCTTTTGAATTCAATTCGCCATACACTGCGTATGACATAGGACCTCTGTCAAAGCATAGATGCTGGAATTTAGTAATCTTATTGAATTCTTTCATGACAGATGTCTTACCTACTCTGTCAATGCCTTCGAAAAATATTGGTTTCGAGTTCATCTCTTTATTCCTTCCATTTTTTTGAAGAGATCTTCTATCATCTCTGTGGTGTTTTTTAGAATAGGTTCCATATACTTATTTCCTAAATGAACCTCTTGTGTTGTGTACTGGATTATAGATAGTATGTCTGCTAAATGAACAACCAATGCCTCATCAGTTGCAAGATTCTCATAGTCTTCTATCAATGGTGTCATTGTAGAATCAATCATATCTGATGCTTTCTTTTGATTCTTTCGTAATGCATCGGATATTTCAGGAAACATCCTCTTGGTGTTACTTGGGACATCACTCAACATGATTTCAGGTATGTCATGGAACAATGACATTTGAAGAGCTATCTTCATGTCAAATTTGTAATCATCATACAGTTTATAAACTATCAAAGCCACAAAGTATTGATGCTCAGCTATTGACTCATCAACAAGACGAGGTGTATTGTTGTACCGTATAAGAGACTTCATCTTGTAGGTTGTGTTTAAAAAATCTTTTAATTCTTTTTTCATTATTCTATCCTCATTTGTGTAAGTGAAATGTAATTGATGTCTTCTGATATCCCTTTTACATGTTTACAAATCTCATGATAGTTAGTGGCGACAGCGACACCTGATTGTGCAAGCATAAGATTGAATGGACCCTCTAATCCTTCACAATAATATATTATAGGTTTCCCCATTTCGAATGCTACACCAGCTTCAAACAAAGTACCCATATCTTTGTCTCGTGTATTTGCCACTACGAAGTCACATTGGTATATTGCGTGATGGTTGGCTAAGAATACATCATTTTGATGCTGTTGACCTGCATCAGGAGGACATTCACATTCATCTTTTGGTGAGAAGTATTCAACATTGTGCTGTTTTAAAACATACTTAATGTTATCCAAATCATTCTGTTGTGCAGGTGTAAACCATCCAGACGCGATGTAACATTTCATTTTTGAATCTCCTTCTTTGATTGTAGAACAAAATTAGCTGTATGTAAACCGTAAATACCTTTTCTTATGTATGTGTACACATGTGATCTAAATCTTGCAATTATTTTCTTTTGATCAGGAATTGCTATCTTAACTACTCTCCCATTGAATGGTCCTTGTCCTCTAGTGCCATCATACAAATGTGCATGTGTAGTATCTAAATCATTTATTTCAGTAGCCATTTCTTTGTCTCTCAATATTAACTTTATACTTATCACAAAACATTTCAAACATTTCATCAGGATGCATCTCTGCAGACAGCATCAAGTTTATTAGAAAGAATTGGCAATCAATCAATTCTTCTTTAAACTTTTTAACATTAAATTTCTGATTCTTCTTCCAGGGTTTCCATGGAGTTTCTCCTAATGCTTCAAATATTTCTGATTGAAGTGCAAGTGCCATTTCATTCCTGAATTCCTGAGTTTGCATTCTTTCTTGATTTCCAATCAACAACTGCAGATTGAAGCACTTCTGAAAAATGTCAGTCAATGAAGAGTCCATTGAGATCCTCCTTAGGTTCTTTATGTTTGATGTCAGATCCCAATGATCTGGTTTGACTAACCAACACATCACTGGAACAAAAACAGTTTATTTTTCCTTGTCTACTTAGCATTATTAGTTGGAAATCAATGGCTGAACTAGGTATTTGCATTAGAAGCCTTATAATCTTTTCAATTGAGTGTGCATTTATCACATAGAAGTGACAACACGCAGAAGGTCCACTTCGTACATTGTGTAGTGAATGAGAATTTGAAAGTACACCATCATTGTAAAAGTAGAATACATCCCAATCGACAAGTGCTAATGATTTACGTATTGAGTCTATGGTGTCTGCAAATAGTGGCTGATGTATAACTATATCATCTTCCATTATAAGTGGTTGTCCTCCATGAGTGTACGCTTTCATCATCACATTGAAATGAGATGCATTGCATCCCAGCATTCCAGCAGAAGATTCGGTTGCTGAAACTCTTTGGTATTTTATGCCATTCAGTTTCAGTTGATTGTCTGAATGCTCAAGACGATCTTTCCTATCATCTCTATTTATTAAATATGCTCTTGTCCAAATCATTAGTATATGTTCCCTTCGTTAATTAAGTCATAAATTTCATCATTAATTTTGTAAAATATGCTCATTCCTTCTTTCTTTTTGGTAACAACTTTAAGCATAGTGAGATTCTCAATTTTCCTTCTGCAGTTTTCAGAAGGTAGACCAGTTTTTTGAACTACCTCTTTGTATTCAAGATGAGAATTCTTACCTTTGAAGTAAAGAAGTTTTGATATCTTTATAAGATCATGTGCAATTGAGCTTATTGCACAATCACGAATAATTGAATATTCACTTCTTGTTGCAACTCTCTTATTTCTGAATTGACATATGCCCATTAGAAGTTTTGTGTATTGCTTAACCAACCTTGTGCCTAATTCTATGAAAGGTGATGCAATAACTTCTTTTGAATATGGATCTCTTGTGATTGTCCCCCTCATCACAGATGTCCATTGTGCAAGTATCATAAGTTTCATACGTATTTTATCAGAAATCTCAACATGTATTTTTGAGTAATCATAAAGAAGAACTCTGCTGCCAAGTTCACTTAAGTCTTTGTGCATACTTTCAGATGATCCAACATTGGCCATTGCTGCTGACAAATATTTCATTCTTTCAATGTGTGAATCAGGTATATTTATTCTGTATCCAAGAAACCTTTCACCAAAAGCTGTATTTCCAGAGATGTACAATTCAATTGCAGGTGTCACACCAGCTATTATTCCAAAAGTTGATTCATAACTCCTAAACACACCATTTCCAAACATCTTTTCAGTTCTACCATCGTAAGCATCACGTAATATACCAAATATCTCATCTCTAGATGTTTGTGGCATATTAAGTATTGTTGTGAAATCCTTTATCAATAGATTCTTTTTATTTAATCGTGGTATCAGTGATGGGTCACCACCACCTGCAAAATTTGCACCTGATATTAATGAGTGAGGTGTCATTGTTGTGACAGCCATTACTTTCACAGCCTCTGACACACTAAGTATGAATTCAGTTTTAGTTGCTCCTGATGGTGCAATTATGAATATCCACAATGGATCACCAGGCATTCTATTGCATATCATTGCACCGTAAAGTACATCAATCACTGTTGTCTCTGGAAGGTAAAGCCATTTTTTGTATGCAGTATAGACATCTTCACATGGAACATGTTCACCGATGTATATTTCTTCATCAGACTTATCTTCAATTGCAATGTCTTTCCTAAACTTTTCCTCAACAGGAGGTTCTGATTTACATCTACCATCAAGCATATTGTACGCATTTTTATGATTCTTAACTTCAATTAGGAAATCATTAAGATCGTATCCATCTTTTGAATCTTCTGGCCAATGAACGAATGAAAGATTCTTTGTGATATTCTTCAAACTTCTGAATATCTTTAATGTTCCTTCAGGACCAGCACCTAACCTAACAATGCCATTCATTGTTTTTGGATCATCCTTATCATACACACAAACAACATCTTTTTCTTTAAACATTGCATGCCATTCTGTTTTGAATGTGTTGGCACCAGGAACAGATATCACTGTCTCAGTCTCAAGTAAGTCACATTTGTACAGTATTTCCCACATAGCCATCTTGTCCCACTCACCCTCAACCAACCAAATCTTCTTTGCATGTTGAATTGAATCCCATCCGAATAAACCAACTGTGCATCCAGATGTACCCATTATCTTTTTCAATTGAGGATTATATATCCGAAGATCCCAGATATTTTCATTTGCTGCATCCCACACAGGGATTACATAGTTGTTTGTGCTTGGATTGAATCCAACAGAATGTTTCTTAAGTGTCTGTCTTTGGAACCCACGTTTTTTCTTTAACCATGAAAGTTTTTCACCTTTCATATGTGCAAGACAGAATGTGTTAACACTCTTAAGAAACATTTGGTAGCCACCGTGCAATCCTGAATTCTTGCAATCCCATTGTTTTGTTTCAGGGTTTATCCAGAAGTTGTCCTTTCCTGAGAATATAGAGTAACCATATACTTGGTTGCCTGTTTGTCCTTTGTACACAAAGCCATGTTGCTTGAATACTGTGAGATTTTTATGAGTAGATAGGTCATTAGAAGCCATTAGTCCCCTGCATTCAGTTGGTTGATTTTGTCTGTTAATTCATCGTTAGATCTCTTTAGCTCTGATAGATACACATATAATTCAACCAGTTGATTCCTGTTAAATTTGCTTAATATATCCTTTTCATTGTCTGGCAATGATGCCTCCTGTATGATTCTCTTAATCAATGTAGGAACATCAGGTTTTAGTTGTTTTCCCATATCAGTCTTCCCTATATTCACGGTTATCATTCTGTAACTCAATGTTATGTATCATCATTTCGTATGTTGCATTTGTCAATTCCACACCTCTAACACCAGATATCCATTGTATATACTGTGCATCTTCTTGTAGAACACTATAAACAGACCAGCCTTTGTATTTCCCAAATGACATTATGTGATCCAAATCCCATGAAGTTTTTATGTCAAGTTTTGCCAATCTGTCTTTGACTGATTCTTTATTCATATTTCCATACCTTTAGCATCTTGCCAGTTTGTTGTTGTCAGCTTCCATTCAGCACACAAAGGAACTTTTATTTCAGGCATGTTTGTCATGCAATATGTTATGTCATGAAGTATATCATATTTCATATTGAGCATACTTCTGTGTAACTCAAATATTATCTCATCATGAACTGTAAGAGACATATGCATTCTGTCATAGTCACCATCCCAGACATTAAGAATGTATTCATCAACATTGTTTTGTGCACGCTTAAGAATGCCAGCGGCATCACCCTGAATCCTGTAATTTGCAGCAAAGTAATCTTTTTCAGCTCGTAACTGTCTGCCAAATGCTGTGGTGATATATCCATATCTCTTAATCTCAGTCATCATGTTTTGAGTGAAATTGAATAGTTGTGGACGTGCTTCTTTGAACCTTTCCCAACAAGGTTTACCTTCTTCATGTGTCTTTTCAATAGAGCCACAGAATGTTGGGAAATTTGCACCATAACATTTACCAAATGTGCAATCCTTGATGTTAGCTCTCATTTTTTTGAACAAAGATTTGTCATTCTTTTTAGCATTAAGAAACTCATCAGCAAGTATTATTATACCATTATCAGTATGAACATCATAATCCCAATCAGCATTAAGTTTCTCAATCAATTCCATCTCACCAGATGCGCCAATTATCAATCTCATCTCAATTCCTGCATAATCACCAAGAAACATCACATACCCAGATTTAGGTTTGAAGCATACTCTTGCAGGAATACCATAAACAGATCTTCTGCCATCCATTTTAGATACATTTTGCAAGTTAGGATCTGTAACTGATTGCCTTCCAGTGGCAGCCTGGTTTGTTCTAGTGTTTGGGTGTATTATGTCATTATTATCAGCCTTGTCCAGGTAAGACTGGATCATTGTGACACCTTTAGACCATGATCTGTATTTAAGTATTATGTCAAGACCTTCATTTTCAGGATACTGTGCTATTAAATTCAATATGTCATCTTTAGAAGCTGAAGGTGCACCACCAGCTGTCTCTGTCAGATGATGAAGTTTAAATGCTGGACTTTTTGTCTTCCAAATATCATCCAATTTTTCATGTTTTTTTGGATTTATATAACCGAAAAGATGCTTTTGAATTTGATCAGTGCTGTTAAGATTTATATCAAATCCAAACACTTCAACCTTTTCTTTATGAAGTTCATCCAATTGCACTGAAAGTTTCTTTATAAGATTTTTTGCATTTCTTACGTGAACCATCATACCTCTTTGTTCCATCTTTTGAGTTGTAGTTATTAATCTCATCTCATTAAGATAGTCAAGATACAAGTCTTTATTTGCTTTAATCTTTTCTATATAGAGTAAGTAAAGCAAACTGCATCTTTCCCCATCAGCTTCTTGATACCCATTCATAATATCAACTGGAACTAAACCATAGTTTGGTGTGTCTATAACAAAAGGTTTTACACCACTGGAGTAAAGGGGCTCAAGGATTTCAGGTTCAACACGGTCAGGATAATTGTTCATTAATCTCTTTTGCATTGTAAGATGTTTTTTAACTTCTGCATCATACATTTCCCATCTTTCAAATTCTTCAGGGTACAGATCTCTGAAGTATAACTTTGCAAGGAATTCCAACTTGTGTTGTGGTAAGATGTTCTTAAGCATTTTTGACATGATAAAAGTATCTTCCCATGTAGATTCAGGAAGTACACCATCGTAATACATAGCAGTGAAGCCCATCTCAAATTTAGAGTTGTGTGCAACCTTAATGTATTTTTTAGAATGGTATTTATTAAACATCAATTTAGACATGTTATTTTTTCTGTTAGATCCCCAATCAAAACGATACACCTCAGATTTGAAATCTTCAGGATTAGTGACAATGAAAGCAAATATCCTGTCACCCTTGTAAGGATTGAGTCCAGTTGTTTCATAGTCAATTACTCTGATTTCTTCTTGCATGTATTCCTTAGATAAAAATTAAAAAGAGGGTTCCTTTCTTTCATGAGTTGTCACCCTCCAAAACCAATACCCCTTACCTATTTTATCTTATCACCTAAGCCACAATCTTCAAGAAGTTTTATCTCAGATCCTTCAAGGTCTTTCCTCTTAAAAGTCACCTTCTTAAGTGCTTTCTTTATTTCGCTCATACCATCATCTTCATTGACGCGTATTCCGAAAGCATCAAAAAGGTCTTTCAAAGCATCAAGATTCTCATCTTCATCTTCTTCTTCCTTTGGTTCTTCTTTCTTACCACGACGTGCAGCAGGTTTTTCATCTTCATCAGGTTCATCAGCAGGTTCTGGATCACCAGCAGCTTCAGAAGATTCATTAAGTGCTTCATCAATTGCATCACGAAGATCTTCAATGTCTTCATGATCATCTGCATTCACATCAAGTTCTTCATCCTTGATAAGCTTCTTAAGTTTCCTTAATGACATAGAATCCAGATCGTAGTCATGGCCACCAGTCTCTTCTGTAGATGTTGATGCTGCATCATCATCAAGTGCACGATTGAAGTACACATTGCTCATGCCATTGTCAGCATTTGTTTTAACTGAAACAGCGTATGATGATTCTTCATCAGCAGATATTTCTTCTAATGCTTTTTCCAGACCAGTTGAAAGTTTAGCAACTTTCTTTCCCATGACATTCAGCCATTTGTGAATGAATTCAGGACCACGTTCAGATGAGATACTCATGTTATTGAATACCATACGTCCTTCACAGTCACCTTCAAGAATCTTCATTTTCATTTTAACAAGCAATGCATCTGAAGATTTACTTTCTGCAATTTCAGCCTTGACTTGATGAACTACATAATTTCCTGATGGAACTGGATCGAATCCTCCTGTAGAATCACCAAACTCTTTTCTAGCATCCTCATAGTTTGAATCCAATGCTTTTAGTTTTGATGTAAATGACATAACTGTTCTCCTTTGTTTATGTGTTTGTGTGAGATTATTTTTTCCTACGTGAAGATCTTCTTACTGTAGATTCTTCCACTTCATCAAAGTCCTCATAGGTTTTTGTTTGTTTGTTTTCGAAAGCTATTTTTAGATTTTTGTATCCCTCCTGTGGTGAATTGCCCATTGGTATTGAAAAGATTTGATCTCCTTTTGGTGTGAAAAATTTATCTGTAAATGAAACACATGCAAATGCATAATTGTCTCCACGTATCTGAAGAAATCTTTTTGTGCCACGTGTATGATAATACCAAATGTTCTCTACATTTGCATTTATGAATTGCCATACACTCTTAGATCCCTCAGGTCTAATAAGGTTATATGACTCACCATCACGTTGTTGTATTTCTTCAACAGCTTCATGAGCATGAAACACAACACCTTTGTTAGAATGAAGAAGTTTCATAAGAGGTTTCTCAAAATATGATTGAACAACACCCCATGATTTGCCAAAGTCTTTATTGTCAGATGGATGCTTGAATCCCTCAACTCTGCCAGCATACTCCATTGAAAGTTTGTAGAACAATGGCAATGTGTCCACAGAAACTGCATCGAACTTATTTCTTTTATTTGTTAAAAGATCAACATACTCCTTAACATGCTCATAGTCAGGACATGATGCCTGGAATATTGCAAGTTCACGAGCTTGTGGTTCAACCATCAAATGCATCATTTGCTTTGAGAACTGTGATGCCAATGTTGTCTTACCAATTTTCTTCTGTCCATATAGCAATATTACAGATTCATTCAGATCACTGGAAGGAACATTGGGTTCTGTTGGTAGTTCCAGTTCAATTTTTCCTTTTCCTTTTGATCCTCTTCGCGGTGGTGGTTTCCTCGACACTGTTTTTCCTGTTAACTTTCTTATTGCCATCTTTTGTCTCCTCTACTTTTAGTTCATGGTACATTCGTTCTGCTGGTGTTCCTGTCTTTTGTGAAAGACTTGCACATGAGTTAGATGAGCAAGCATCAAGATATTCACAAGTGAACATTCCACCACAACTGCATGGGTTTGGATATATTTGTGTGTCTGGATTCTTAACTTCATTCGTCATCATTGTAAGATTACCTTTAAATATCTTTATTTGATCTGGTGTGTATGGTGCTTCAAACCTCTTGAAGAAATGTTCAGGATCTTTCTCAATAGTTGAAGACAATGCATTCTTCCATGTTAACAATGTTTGTCCTTTAAGAAGATTTGCTTTTGTATTCCGTATGATATCATACAACATTCCCATAGAGGTTTCACCAGTCTCTATCTCATCAGCAACTATGTAAAATTGATTCTGGAAATCAAGATTTAACACCTTAAGAATAACATCTTCACGTATTTGTGATTTTGTTTTATGCTCATCAAGCCATTTTTTCTTATTCAAAGTTCTGTACCTAGCATCAATCTTTCCACGATGTTTTACACCATTGTACATAACTTCAAATAGATGTTCAGTCCATTCAAACTTCTTTGTTTTGAAATCTTCTTCATAGAATCTGAAATACTGAATCATTGTAGCCTCAGCCTTAGCCGCTTCAAATTCCAATATGTCTTGTGCAAGAAGAACACCTTCTTCTCTACCTTTCTTTATTGTTGCTTCAGTGTAATTGTCTATGTGAGTTATGATGCTTTTTGAAGTCGGTATCTTATTAGTTGCAAATACCTTTTCAAGAGTGTAATGAGCCATGCTACCGAAATGAGTTGATCGTGGAGGACCAGGTTTGTAATAACCATTAAGATACAGCATCAATGCTCTTCTGCAACCAAGCCATGCCTGATACATTGACTGAGTCATTCCATCCTTATCAACACTCCAGTCATCAGGCCATGTTATGTTGTCAGGTCTAACTGTCTTTTTCATAGTATCCCCATTATTGAAAACCCTATCCCTACAGCTTCACGTACATGTTCTTTATATGTGACACCATTTATCATCATAATCCTTTCGTCTAATGCTTCATTGTCCAATTGTCCTTTCCATCGTATCTTTTCTTTTGCCTTGTTACCACGTGGATATACCAATTTAGTTCTTATTCCGAGTTGTTGACATATGCTAAGATATCCACCAACAATGTATGCTAATGCAAACAAATCACCTCTACTTGCAGAAGTCATTGATCTCACATTTCCTGCCCATAGTTCAACTCCTTCAATTACACATAATTTCACCTTTTTAGACATCAAGAATGATTTGAATTCAGTAAACATATATGCCAAACGTGTGGGTTCCAGCTTAATTTTTTTTCTTTTTGGTGGTTCTTTAATAACAAAAACTAATGGTGTGTAATCACCAATCCAATAAGCCATTCCTGTGTTCCAGCCAGGATCAACTGTTATTGTGTTGTTAAGAACTTTCACCTGCATCTTTGTATCGCTCTATTGAATTGATTCCTTGAAGATTCGTTATTAAGAAATGATTCTCTTGCATCCTCATCAACTGTGTCTTTCACCAATATATCATATATGTGGTACACATTCTCATCATCCAGTGTGAACAAACGTTTTTCAGATTGTTCTGTTATTTCATGTCCTGATGGTTGTGAATACCTTACAAAATTAGTTGCTGATGCGAGATTAACACCATGAGCAACTGTCTGTGGCATAAGAAACAAGTATTGAATCTTTTTTTGTTTGAAGTTTTCTATTATTACACGTCTTTCTTTCTTTTCAACATCGCCACAATATGCAACACTCTTTTTAAATTTAGATTGCAGATAGTATATTTCTTCTTTGAATCTGCATGCAACAACGAATTGTTCATCTTTGTTATCATCAAACAGACTTTTTAAAACCTTGTATTTTCCTTCCCATACATTCTCACCATCAATGAAGCCACCACACATCCTCATAAGCCATTGAAATCTTACAGTTGCATATAGAGTTTTCATAGTCATTTTTTTACCTTCAAGAACAAATGCTCTTTCACATTTATCATATTCTTTTTGAAGTTTCCTAGGCATCTTTGCATATATTCTGTGATATTCAGGTGTTCTGCCACCATTGAAATCATTTCTTCCAACAACAACACAATTTTCAGATATCGTTTTCTTTAGAATATCTTCATGCTTTTTCTTCATTATCATGGTGTACCCAAAACAATTGAATGCAGAATTTCTGAAATGCCAAAAGTTTGTGTATGGGAGAATATCATGTCTTAAAAACTTCAGTTGATTATAATAATCTAGATTGTCCCTAAAATCTGGAGTACCTGTTAATGTAATCCTATGGTTGACATCTCTAAAATTATTGATGCAATATCTTGAGTACTTAGATTGTCCTGCAAGAAACCTTGATTCATCCACAACAACCGTATTCCACGGAACAGTTTTTAATTCATCACCTATTGAAAGGTGAGATTCCTTGTTTGTGACATAATAATCATATATTTTTGAGCATTGTAGTTGCTCAATCCTGTGTTTCTTAGGACCTTCAAGTTCTAAAACAGAATATCCTTCTTCTTTACAATCATCTAACCAGCTCTGTATAGCAGACCCTGGACAAAGAATAAGGTTTGGGGATTTGAAACCCCATTGCTGAATCCTTCTTAAAGTAATTATTGTTTTCCCATACCTCACATGCACAAAGAACCCAACATGGTCAAGATGGTTTGTTGCTTTGATCGCATCCATCTGATATTGTCTTGATCTTTTTCTGTACATATGAGGCATGGTTACTATTTCTTTCTCCTACGAGTTGCTACTGGAGCCTCTGCTGTTTCCGTCTTAGGAGAATCCTTAAGCGGCAAACCAACAGCTACATGAGGTTTCTTAGGAATCTCAAATCCTGATTTAACCATCTTGCCATCGTTGATACGTTTGCGATAGTATTCAACAGTTCCTGCAGATGTACCTTTGTAATCAGGATATGCTTTTTGACATGAAGCAGCTATCTTCTCATCAGAATCAATTCCTTCAACAATCATTTCTGCAATGAATTTGCTAAGTGGCTTCTTTTCAGAAGATTTCTTCTTCACTTCCTTAACAGGTTTCTCAGTAACTTCAGGCTTTGAAGCCTTAGGTTTCCTTGAAACAGCTTTATCAGGAGATTTTTTTCCCACTGTTTTTGTGACTGGTTCTGTGGCAGATTTCTCAACCACTTTCTTAACTGTTTTTCTCGTTGCCATTGTTACCTCCTCGGTTGATGTTGTGATTGGCAAGTCTTCATTGTCAAATAAATACTGAGTCGGTAGAGCGAATCTCCCATCCTCAAAATCTATAAGCCATGCCTGATGGCTTTTGTTTTCCCACACCTTAGTAACCAATGTGGCATTCCCAGGTTGCATCTTATACACAGCACCTGTTGAAATGATCCGTTCGTAAGGTATTAAAACCATCTGTCCTTGTTCCATGATATTAATATATACAAAAAATGGTGACATGTAAACCTTTTTTTAACCTTTTTTTCTAAATTTTATTGTCATTTATTGTAAGTTATTGTCTGGTAATAACTTATGAACATAAAAAAAGTCAAAATAAATTTTAATAATTGGATTGTATTACAAATGTATTAAAAACGTATCCTGGCACTAATATAGTATATGAATTAATCTTGTTAATTCAATATATATTTATATTAATATATTATTATGTTAACGATAGGAGAATATGAGAATATGCCATCCCTATCTATGGATACGTTTTTATTAAGAAAATATACGTTTTATATATACTGAGTAATTACTTGGAAATGTAATCAGTAATTAATTACACATCCACTACAGGGAGAGTAAGATTGATACTAACATTCGCTGTATTGAAAGTTCCAGCTGTAGCATCAAGAACAAAATCAATGTATGTTTTTGCACCTTCAACAACGATATTTCCTTCTATTGTTTGATCACCATCAACAGTGTACTTAATTTTGTTTAAAGAAGTTCCAAATAAAACCTGTTTGCTTCCAGGTAAAGTTGTCCTTAATTTAACCAGACCAGAAGCTTGTAACCCTATCCAACCAAATGTTAACATTAAATGCATTTGCTGCATTGTTTTCCCAGGGAAAATGTTGTAGATCCCATAAGAAACTGAAGGAGATGCGACTCCCCCGCCACCATCTGTGATTACAAAAGTAGGAACCCATGCTTGGTATGCTATAAGCTCATCATCAAAAAATTCAATCCATTTATTCAACATCCAGAAGTTCCAGTTAAAATCTTGTCTTGGTGGAACTTCAGATCTGATGAATCCAGAATTTTGTTTACCAGCAGATGGTGCGACTCTATTGTCCTCAAGACTAATTGGATCATTAGTTAAAACCTCTGCCCATTTTGGGAAAGTTGCTGGTTTTGCCATTTGTACTACCTCATTTATTTTCTATTAAAGCTCCACCATCCAGTGGGGCATAATTTAATTCACCAAAGCCTAAAACTGAAGGAACATTAGGTATTCCAGCTTCATCAGCGAAACCGAAAGGTGTTACCCCTGGTGTGTAATTGATGTGTGACTCTACTCTAACACCTGCTGGAGAAACATCATTCATTAGTTGTGCGTAATTTACAGGAATGTTTATTATTCTATTGGCATATAGCATAACTGTTGCTGTTCGTGGTTCTGTGTATATGACAACATCAGATCCTGTGAGTAACTTACAATATGCAATGAGTATCTCAGGTTCACCACTTGAGATGTTTCTTCCAACTTTAGCTTTAAGATCTGTTCGATATATTTCATCATCCAGTGATGTCCGTGGCAAAACAACTATGTCACCAATGCCATCCAGTTGTAAGCCTACAGCACTGTCAATAAATCTATATATTGAAAGATCACTGTACACATACTCAAGTTCTTGAATGTTCTGTACTGCACAACATATCAATCCTTCAAGTAAAGGTTTATCTTCATACTGTTCAATGAATCTGTCAACAGCTTGTGCACAATGATTGCTTATTACAATGTTTGAAGGTGGTGTAAATTGATGCAAACCCCATGTAGAAACAAGTGTTGTGTCGTACTCAGTATTGACACCCCACACACTTATTCTAAATGCATCATATGTTGGAATAGCATTTGACATTAAGAAACCCTTGTCCTATTATCAGTTGTTGTCTTTACAACTGTCAGTACAGTTGCATTGTCTCTTTGATATATTGTCATATCACCGGACACAGGATTTATGACATATCTCCCATTGACCATTGCAGCAATTAACTGAGATATGTAACCAAATGTCATGCCATCTGTAACACTGGAGAATGAAAATTCTGATATACTTCCTGAAGGTAATTTTGAAACAATGGTGTCTACATTAGTATCAATGATGTCAACTTTAACATCAACCACACCAAGTAATGTTTCGATATCGTTTATATTGCCATCGATAACAGTCAATTTCGTACTGTTAGTATCCATCTCTGTCCTGATTTGTTCTACCGTAGGTGCACTTCCACCAGCTCCAGTTAACCAAGCTACATCACCTCGATCTCTAATTGCTTCTAATGAATCGGTTGTATAATCAAATGCAGCGAAATCTGCATTAGCGGATGCCAGCCTAGCGATAACAGAACTTGCAGCTACATCAGTAGTTTCGGCTTGTTCTTTAAGTAAATGGTCTAAATTAATGTCTGACAATGCTGTATCTACTTCAGCATTCACGCCAGCTAAAGAAATGTTATTTAGTCCGGATATTTGACTAGGAATAGTAGTCCCTGTATCAACTTCTATTGCTGTCACCCTAGGTTGCATATCAGCAGTATCGATCAGGATAGTATCGACAATACCGTCAATCGTATCCACTTTGGTTTCAATAGCGTCAGCCGTGTTCTGCAAGTCACCTATTATGCTGGGTAGGTCGTTACTGGTATTGGTGCTAATGTTTTGTGTGTCGCTAAATATGCTGGCAAGTTGGTCATCTATTGAGCCGCTATCAGCAGCATCTCCAGGGGCAAGCAACATAGCATCACGTACTTCTTGGGCTGAAAGACCGGAACCGGTGCTCAGGTCATTGTCAGGTGAACTTAAGTCTTTGCCTGTTCCAGCACCAGTATTAATCATGCCTATCCCACTAGCGCCACCACCTTCATTGGATGCACCGTTGCCATTATTGGCAGTGTTGCGAGTTCCGTATGTTACTCCTTCATTGGATTGACCTGCGCCAGCCGTGCTTACGTTCTGCATTCCTTTTTGAGACCCCCAGTTGGTTTGTCCAACGGTATTGCCATAGTTAAGCATACCAATACCTGTTGCTCCACCTATATTATTCTGACCAGCACCAGTTCCAGAACCTTTTGCATATAGCGCATCATCATTTCCAGTTGCCTCTATATTTAACTGTGCCAAAAACATCTTGATACGAGTACCTACACCAGACATCATCCTGTAAAAGTAATTTCCGTATGTACCTGCAGTAGTGTGACCAGAAGCCACTTCGTCCCAAACTGCATCTGCAATTTGTCCAACAGTGGGAGCGGCTGCTACGAAAGCATCCAGATCAAGTCCACCAGCATCACTAATAGGCAGACCGCCAGCAGCATCAGCAGCAGCGTTGGGCAATGAGGTTAAGCCCAACCTTATTGTATCTAACGGATTATAAGATACCAATTCAATTTCTATAGGTACGGGAGCCATGT